ACGCCCGCCGTCGCGTTGACAGCATCCTCGATATACCCTTTGATATCTTGCTTTGATCCAAGGGTCGTGTATCGGGTCGGAACGGCCTGGATAAGCGACGCATCCCGCATGTCCGATTCGTCGTACTGGCCCGCGTTTTCGATGAAGAGATAGGCCACATCCGCGCCACCATTTGCGCCTTTGAAAGCGGGAGATGCTACGATACGAATGTTCGGGAAATTCTCACTCAGCCATTCACGGAAGCTCTTGCCCGTGTTCGTCTGCATCGTCGAAAGCGCGCTCGAGTAACCCGTAGGGACGACGAACGCGAGGCTCGCATCTTCCGGGATAGAGCCACCATGCTGCGTTTCGAGGTGAGCAACCATGCGCGTGAAATCGGTCACGAGATTAGCGAACGTGGCGCTCTTCCATACCGTTCCGCCGCCGGCGTCTGACCCGGTATCCGCGTACGAAAGGTAAGCGGGAAGGCTCGGGTCATTGAGCAGACCGTAGACATTCGTCAATGACGATTGAAAGCCGTTGAATCCGACATCCTGCCGAGACCTATCCAGGCTCTCACTGGCCGCATCGCGCTTTTCCGATCGCGCGTCATATCCGAATGCGCCTTGCCTACGCTGCTCCAACTCTCCGACTGAAAAGCCTTGTTCAAACCGAACAATGCCACGGCTCTCAACCGCGGTATCGTAGTTGGCGAGCGGGATGTTCGTCTCGTCTCCGTATAGTTCGGCCTGACCGAGAGGCTCGATCATTCGAACATTGATCTGATCTCCCTCCCAGTCACCTACCGTGGTAACGCCGGCGATCTCATCGATATTCTGAATCCCCGTCAAACGTCGCAACGTGCCCGAGAGCCACGTCTCAAGCATGCGCCTAGGCACCATGCCTGGCGCGCGAACGGGGCCGGTCAACGAGGCGTCCATGGCGCGAAAATCAACGCCAAGATTTCGCAGATCTTCATGCGAGATCTTCGCGTCTTCAGACAGCATAACCGGGCCTCGCTTTTTCGCGAGTCGCCCTGTCATGTGCATATGCACCTTGCTTAGAGTCTTGCTCATTTCGAGCTCCTTACGCGGCCTGAGGCCCGGTGAGAGAGATGATTGCCAGGTCGCCTCCGGACCCGTCGCTTGCCGGCTTATGGCGAATGATCTGCGCGCCAACAATGGCGGTATCGTTGGTCACATCAGTCGTGAGCGCACCAGTTGTCGCATTGAATGCGACTTGCTCGCCCACCGCCGGCGCATTACCCGCGGAGCCTGCCGAGATCTCGGCATAGACGGCGCCCATCGAAAGAAACTCCGATTGAGTGCCGTTCGGCACATACCCGTCGTTGTCGGACGCGACGGCTTTCGGATTGATCATGATGCCGGCGAATGCGCCAGTGCCACCCGCTTCAACTTGGTCACCACTCACGTCTGAATACGTGAAGGCGCGACCGAAAACATTGTTTGATTCGGCGCCACTATTGGTTAGAGCTGGCACAGCGCGAGTCGGCCCTTCGTGGCTAATCGTGCCAGGAAGGCCGCTCACAAGGTCCGTGCGCGCGGTGTTCGGGATAGTCATTATTCGGCCTCCTTGGCGCCCCAGAGCTTGCCCGCCGTGGTCCGCGCCGTGGGTCGTGCACTGTCTTGCACGATGGTTTGATGCGGCGCCCTTGCCGCTTGCAGATAGCCTTCAAGAATGGCGCTCTCCATGCCATCCGATGCACGAAGACCTAGCTTCTTGCATCCGTACTTTGCCACATCTCTATCGGAGATCATTCGAGAATGATCGAACGTTCCGATATGCGGGCGAAGCCGCTTGGCCAACTGATCGCGGGCGGCGATCTGCCGAACAACCGTAGCAGCATCTAGCGCGCGAGCCTTCCGCTTGACGCGCCGCTTGCGGCCACCGCGGAGCGCATCCATGGCACGTGCCAGCTTGGCCGCGTTGTCGGCCGTGGGCGCCGCTTCGGTGGCTTGTAGCGCAAGGTGCGCGCGCGCCATGAGCGAGGTCATTTCGCCTAGCAGGCCAGACGCTTCCTCCGCTTGCGCTTCGGGAGACGCTTCGGGATCGCCTTCCTCGGCGTCACCCTCAGAGGCGACTTCTGCGATCTCACCTTCTTCCTGATCGGCAGGCTCTGGCTCGTCATCCTCATCACCCAGAGACTCGCCCTCTACGCTCGTCTCGAGTGACGGATCCGTCTCCGCTGCGGTGTCGGCCAGCGGGTCTTCGTCACCCGCCGGGGTGGATGCTTCAGCGCCCTCGGGCGGAACAGTTGCAGCTTCCTCGAGCTGAGCTTGTACCGCCTGTTGAACTAGCGCCTTGATCTGCTCTACGAGATCATCCATAGCGACAAACTCCATTGCATCTTGTGCTATTGTGCACCGATCTAGTACGGCCACATCCGGCCCGGTGCGTCCCTTGTCCACGCGGGCCAGGTGGTTCCCTCGAATGTCCCTCAGGACGACGTCATAAGCCTGACCGTCGTAGACTCCAGGGGTGAAATCATACCGGCATCGATAGCTCGGAGAAAGCTCTTTCTTGCCATTCGTGATCGCGTCCTGAATGAAGGTACTGTAGACCCTGAGGTTGTTTTTCAGGTACCCGCCTTCTACATATGCCGCTTCCCCAGTCGCGCCCTGGATGCCCTTGCGCTCGGGAGGCGTGGCGCCGTCTCCGAGAAATTCATGGTCATTGATGAATGGTAGAAGATTGAACGAATCAATCGTCTCTTCGCTCTCCAGCTCCTCTTGCGGCCGGTATACCCTATACACTTTGTCCGGATCTGGAGCGCCTATCTCAGATCCAAGATACGGGAATACGCCCACCTTCGAGATCGGGTTGTCTCGAATGAGCCAGTAGCCGTTGACGTCAATTTGCCGATTCGGCACCGAGGAACCTCTGTGTCAATGGTAATTGATCTAAACAACATGTCAACCCATACTCATGGTATGGCCGATGTGTTGTCATCCCTGCGACCTAGATATCGACTGAAATCAACGACGGGAGCCATCTTGCATTTGCAATTGATCAGCTCGCCAGGATAGCCTCTCTCGCCCGTTCTCCTGTCGATTATGGGTGGGTCATTGATGTCGAATATCTCGCCATCATAGTCGAGATGGAGCTTCCTTGGTTCTCCTCCACCGTGACTATGGATCCATCGGAACTCCTTGACTCCGATCGACCTCATCCTTTCAGTGTTCATCGCAGTCGTGATCTTTCGCGTTTGATCTACGGCAATGAGTTCTGCGCGGCCTGCGGTAGAATGACCGATCTTTGAGACCTCTTCGAAGACGCGCGCGGCGCCGAAGTCACCCTTGGTGATTGACCTCGTAACCGCTCCATGAATCCGCTTGTGATACTCACTGGGTATCGTCTTGATGAGCGCCACGTTCTCTCGAGTCGCGCTCAACAGCCTGTTATGTAGGCCCTTTGGCAGCTTCGGCGTATGAATCCACAGCTGGCCGCTCATCTCATACAGAGACTTGTTTAGCGATGTGTTCGCATAGTCATTGATGCGACCAATGAAACTTCGTGGCGCTTCAGTGGCAAGTTCCGCGAACTTGCTGGCCCACTTCTTTCCCAACTCTCCAAGCGCTCTCTCCATGATGGTAGACAGCGTTGCATCTTGTGTGATGCCAGCATCCACTACCTGCCTGTGGGAATTGGCAATAGACGATATCGCACGCTCATACTCCTCGATCATCGGGAGCATGAGGTCTAGCATCTGCTCACGATATTTCGCCTTGACCGATGTTGGGTACGCCAACGGCCTGCCCTGAAACACTTTCGGATCTTGGCTCATTCCCCATTGGATCCGCTTGTTCGTTAGGAGTTTGGCCATCTAACACGCCTTCTTCAATCCCGAAATAGTCACCCTGTCTGTCCGCGCGCAATCGGTCTCGGATGTCCTCGGCGTCGATCGCGCCTACGCCAAACAATACCGAATCTCTATCCGCTTTGACCTTCGCGATGTTTGCGGACTGCTCTCCATCAGGCGCGTCTAGCGGTAGCCAGTGGACATTGATATCACCTTCGAGGGCGATGCCTTTGGAGCGAGCCACGAGGTCATAATGCCGCGCCAACAATGGCGTAAGATCTACGCTCTGAATAGCCTGTAGCGTCTTTCGGTAGCTCTCTGACTCGTGCTCTCCAGTTGACTGAAATCCTTTCGGTGTTGTGCCGAGGAGCTTCGTCGCAGGCACGCCAGACGCCGCTGCAACGAGCTGCATCTGGTTCATGATCACGGACTCGACATCGCCGAGTGCGGTGTCAAACTGACTGATCTCTTCTTCTGGCCCATTGACTTTGACGCCGTAGTTATCTCGATAGTGCGCCCAATCAATCAGTGCTTTCTTTAGATCTTCCGGGTTCGCGAGTGCCGCATCTGAAACCTGGTAGGCCGTCAACCTCTTAGTCATGAGGAGCTGAGGGCCTTCGTTCGCGCTCCTCTCTGCCGAGTATACGCGCTCTGCAATCCGCTGTGTTGTAGGCACGCCCATGTACCCATATTCAGGCTTCAAAAAATCTGGGACTGGATGCGGGACAAAACAATGAAAATGAGATCTATG